TAATCTCTGATTTGAGTAAACAGTTTGCAGGTGCTACTGCACCATCTGATTTATTCTTATGGTATTCATGGTATCTCAAGAATGAATTTGGTGGAGTTGACTGGCATGATAATATTGACGATATGAAGAAAGAAATTATTGACGATATGCAGGGATTGGTATGCTTATTCAATGAGCCAGGTAGGGCAGAGGGAGAACCTCCATTCACAAATATCTCAATCTATGATCCTATCGGATTAAAGAATCTGTTTGGGCACATCACATTCCCAGATGGTACTAATCCAGACTTCGAACTTATTATGTTCATTCAGAAGACATTCTGCGAGTGGTTCAGTCATGGTGATCCTATTACTGGATTCCCATACAGATTCCCAGTTGTTACTATCAACACAACTACAACTAAAGACCATGAATTTGAGGATGAGGATTGGGCAAGATGGGTTGCACACGTTGATAGAAATATGTGTAACTTCAATCTTCACTTCGGTGATAGATCTAAGATTGCAATGTGTTGCAGATATGAGAATGATCTTGATGATATGAACTTATCACCAGATTCATTCGGTAATGGTGGTGTCAATATTGGTAGCCATCGTGTTGTTACTCCTAACTTCGTAAGATGTGCACTTAAATCTGGTGGAGATCCTCAGAAATTCTTGGATGAATGTGATAGAGTGATTGATATTGCAGGCAAATTACTCTATATCCATCGTGTTAATATCTTGCAGAAGAGAATTGATAAGAATCCTGAATATCTTCAGTTCTTTGGAAAGCTTGGATGGTTCTCACTTGATACAATGTTCAGTACAATTGGTCTGACTGGTGTATACGAAGTATGCCAATATATGGGATATGACATCCTTGATGATGAGGGTACTGAATTTACCACAGATTTCATGGCTTACCTCAAGGGTAAGGTCAAGGAATTGAAAGCAGAATATGGATGCGTATTCAACTGTGAGGAAATTCCTGGCGAACAGGCATGTGTATCATTGGTTAATAAGGATCATATCTACTTCGAGTATGAGGACATGAGTAATGTGCCAGATGATGTTAAGGATGCATTTGCAAACTGCAAACTCTATTCTAATCAGTACATCCCACTCATCAATCAGGCTGATATGATTATAAGACTTGATCTGTCTGGTAGATTCATGAATATGATATCTGGTGGCGGAGTTGTTCATGTTAACTATGATGCACAGATTGACACAGATGAAAAGATGTATGAATTGATCAAGTACGGTGCTAAATGTGGTGTACCTCATTTTGCGGTATGCTACAGATTTGGTAAATGTGATGATCATCCTGCAGTAATTGTTGGACAGAGCAGGTCAACATGTCCGGTATGTGGTAAGTCTATCACAAGGACAAGAGCAAGAGTTATTGGATATTTCAGCGATGAAAATAACTGGCATCCAGTAAGGCAGAAATTTGATGCACCTTACAGATTCTACAGTAACGGTGTCAACCTTGAGTAAGTTACTGTAAGCAGAAATTCAATAAACACAATACTTAGTGGGCGGCTAATCACCGCCCATATTTTGTATATGAAGACAGCTTCAAATAATAATTAGTAAATGTTAGGAGGACATAGTAGATGGCAAAACTACAGTTAAAGGTGAAGAGAGGAGAACTTGCAAAGGAGTTTCCACTTATGCAGGTAGCAAAGTATGGTGATGTTGGATTGGATATTCCGATTGCATTATCAGACAAAGGTGAGGTGGTAATAAATCCTGGGCAGAGATATCTCGCACCTACAGACATTCGTATCGAGATACCATATTCTCACTGGGCAGCAATTGAAGCAAGAAGTTCTACATCTAAGAAATCACTTATCGTTCCTAAGGGAGTAATTGATCCTGGGTATCGTGGAGAACTGTTTGCACAGATCATTAATGTTGGTACTGCACCAGTAACAATTAAACATGGAGACAGACTGATACAGTTAATCTTACATAAGAATGAGGTAAATGATTTTGATATAATTGAAGCAGATGAATTGTCAGAATCTGAACGTGGTGAGACTGGATTTGGTAGTAGCGGACAGTCTGCAATCACTAGATAGGAGGGATTGCTGTGGCTAGATTAAGTAGAGGAGAAGATCCTAAAATCGATCATATAAATGATCTGGTCGCAACTGCCAAGGATGATAATAGTTCCGATCGTGCTAGAGTTGATGCAATGTCGGAACTATTATCTATGTTTAGACCGATGTTGATTAAGGTATGTGATAAATGGGTAAAATATTTCAATGACCAGTCACATACTCTTGTATCATTTGAGGAGTTAATGTCTGATGCAGAATATTGGTTCATGTGGTATACAAAGGAGAAGTATATAATTGATGGTGATGCGACATATAATAAGTTCATAAAAGATCATATAGACCAAAGAATACGGTATATCTATGAAACGCACCTTAAGTATTACTCACAGACAATATTCCCAGATCCAATTAAGCATAGGGATGAAAATGATGGTTTAGATCAGTTAGAGTTGGTAGCATATAACTATTCAACCGAATTACAGACTAAACAACACATGGATGATGAGATTATTGATAGGATGGAGCAGGATGCTAGGCATCAGCTTGCAACTAGAATTATGCAATTGGTTGAGAATAGTGAGTTATACACAGAGAGGGAGAAGTACATTTTCAGAGAGACTAGATATAATGGTCAATCGCAGGATAAAGTGAGTAAGGAACTTGGGATATCTAGAACAAGAGTTGTACAGATATCTAGAAAGATAAATAAGAAGTTACTAAATCAGATGGAAAATGATAGAGAATTCTGGGAGTTGATCACTCAAACCGATATTGATTTTGATAATAATTTATTATAATAGTATCGGTTTCAATATAGACGATGAAAGGAGTGATAAGATGTTTACAACAAAATTTACCGACTTACATCTTCATAGCGAATATTCATTGCAGGATGGTATGATTCGTGTGCAGGATAGTAAAGATCCAAAGCATATTAAGAGTGAGATCATTCTTCGTGCTGAGGAGACAGATAGTGACACTATTACAGTCACAGATCATGGCAACATGTATGCACAAGCGATTCTTGCTTCTGTATGTAAGACATTTGGATTTAAGCATATGCCTGGGTGTGAATTCTATATGGCTACTGATACAAGACATGATAAGTCATACAGTAGACGTGGCGATGCATATGTTCATATAAATTCATGGGCAAAGAACAAACTTGGGTATAAGAACATGTGTATATTACAGAAGAGGTCATTTGAGGAAGGATTCTACTATGTTCCTCGTATTGATAAAGAGTTACTCAAGCAATATCATGAGGGCATAATGTGGTCTGATGCGTGTGTCGGTGGCACACTTAGTACATTAATACTGCAGGGCAAGATAGAGGAAGCATACAGAGAGTTCATGTGGTATCTTGATCTGATTGGCGATGATTTCTACATTGAGTGGCATAACCATGGCATAGATGATGAGGACAAATGTAATCAGATTAAGAAAGAATGGGCAGACAAGCATGGTGTACCGATTATTGCCTGCACAGATGCACATTACTATAAGAAAGAAGATACAGATGCACATAAAACATTGCTATGTATTCAGTATGGTAAATGGGCAGATGATCCTACATTTGATGGATTCCCTGGCGATGGATACTGGTTACTCAATGAAGAGGAACTATTAAGCAGGTATCCAAAGGAATACTGTGAGAATACACGATTACTTACAGACAAATGTGAGGGCAACATCATCGAGTTTGGAGATATCAGACCACCGCAGTTTAAGATACCGGAGGATTTCGTACAGCAATACTTACAATCAGCAACATAAGGAGTGATAATAATGGGAATATTAAGAGATTTGGTAGAACAGAAGGCATTTGATATTGTAAAGAAGAGGATTGAGAGAGAGGAATCACAGGCATTAACCAACACAGAGGATATTAGAATGTACAACAGAATCTGGTTGGAGAAGATGGCTAATCATTATGATTATGAGATTAGTGACAATGATACTGTTGTCAGCAGGATACTTGATAAACTCAATGAAAGGGATGGTCATTGTCCATGTGGTGGTATGACAGAACAGTTTATCTGCCCATGTGAAATGATGAGAACTCATGGAGTATGTAAGTGCGGATTATATAAGAATGCAGTAGATCTTAATCCAAGGGAATCAGGGACAACTGGTAGAATAAAGGAGTAAGTTATGAATGATATTGGATTTATTGGTTCTGATATAATAACTATTGGTAATATAATTCCAGTATCCAACAATATTGATAGATGGGATCACCAGACAGTTGTATTATTAGTAAACGATGATAACATCGATACTGTAATGAGGTCTTTTCAATCTAGGAGAAGACCTCAATCATTATATGAGGGTGTTGGATACAAGGTTCATGGGTTTGTAAATCTTAATTATAGCAAGAATGAGAAAAGACCAGAGAATAGAAATGTTAGAATAGTTTATTGTAATATGGACAAGATGTCGGTGCAAGAAGTTAATCAGCGGTTCTCCGATGGTTATATAATGAGGGTAGAAAGGAGTGAAGATAATGTCAGTAGAGCATCACGAATTGGCAGAAGCATACCTACGCAAATTGGTTGAAGAGGGTATGTATAAAAGATATGATGAAAGATGTGGTGGGATACCGCAGGAAGTAATAGATCGTGTTGAAATGGAATATCAAACAATCATTCCAAACAGATTCACTGATTATATCCTGATGATATGGGATATACACAACTTCTGCAGGACACCAGACAGAGTAAGGCAATTCTGTAAGAGAAAAGGATTAACACCGCCACCAGATGGAATAATCCCACTTGGTCCAGGTAGGGGATCTGCAGGTGGATCTATGGTATGTTATTGTTTGGGCATCACACAATGTGATCCAATATTGTTTGGTCTATTCTTTGAACGATTCCTTAATTCAGAACGTATTGCCTATCCTGATATTGACTTCGATATTTCACAGAAGTATAGACATATCGGTATAGCATACATAGCAGACACATATGGAGAGGATCATGTCGCACAGATTATCACATATGGTACATTATCAAAGCTGATGGTAATACACGATGTATTGCAGGCTGCTAATGTACCTAATACAGTAATCAATACAGTAAAGGCTACTATATCAGATGATCCTACAGTAGAATTGGCTGATGTAGTAGATGATGCTAAGTTCTTGGAAGCAATGCAGGCAATACAGTTCCCAGATACAACAGTAACAGTTGATAGGTCTAATGTTGAGCGAATGCTTAAGACTGGCAAACTATCGGCAGAGAATAGACAGATAGCAATGGAAATATTTATTGGAACAAAGAAATCTGCAAATATCACAATCAAGTCAACATGGACATGGGAAAAGGCACTCATAATTATGAGAAGACTTGAGGGTTTGAATAAGAATGAATCAACACATGCCGCAGGTGTAGTTGTTGCACCAGTAATATTGGAAGAGAATGTACCACTGATGCGTAAGGGTGGTACTGGATCATTGGCATGCCAATATGATATGAGATCACTTGAAGCACTTGGATATTTGAAGATGGATGCACTTGGTCTTCGTACTGTAGATGTAAACCATGATGCAGGCAATCTTGTCCGCAAATGGTATGATCCAAATTATAGATTTGAGAACTTGCCATACAATGATAAGGAAGCTATAGCACTCATCAATAGTGGAGATAATAATGGTATATTCCAGATTGAGGGTACTGGTATCACGCAGATGATGCAGGATCTTGATATTGGTGGATTTGAGACACCAAGATTTGAGGATCGTGACGAGTCTAAATTATCAACAATAGAACGAATAAGAGGAATGGAAATACAGGACTTCATGTGGATATCGGCAGGTATTGCATTATATAGACCTGGACCATTGGATGCAGTTATTGAAGGTAAAACTATGGTACAGCATCTAATTGATCGCAAGGCAGGAAGAGAACCTGTAACATACCTATTTCCAGAGGAGAAGATGTACCTTGAGGAAACATACGGTATTCTGGTATATCAGGAGCAGGTAATGTCACGAGTAAGACAAATGACTGGATGCTCATATGGTAGAGCCGATATTCTCCGTAAGGCAATGGGTAAGAAAGATCCAGTATTGATGAAAGAGCAGATGGATTGGTTCAAGGAGAATGCAATGAAGCATGTGTTCTCTGAAGATCCTAAATATGAAGATGTTGAATATAAGACTAAGATTGTAGAACGTGCGGTTGATGAAATTGATAAGTTCGCACGATATGGTTTCAATAAGGCTCATACAGTAGAGTATGGTCATATAGCATATGAGAACGCATACTACAAGGCTCATTATCCAGATTGCTTCTATACTGCAATACTTAATTCATTAAATGATAAGCCGGACAAGCAGACATTAATGATTAAGGATATGATCAATCATGACATACAGCTATTGCCACCAGATATCAATGAATCTGATGTAGACTTCGTAGTTACAAATCCAAATATTGTGCGATTCGGCTTGGGTGCTATTAAGCAGTTTGGTGAGAAAGCTTGTAATTTCGTAATTGATGATAGAACAAGGCTTGGGCAGTATGGATGTGTAGAAGAATTTAGAATAAGGATACCGTCAACCATACTAAACAAGACAGTAATGACTAATCTGGCTAAATGTGGTGCATTTGATTCTATGCTACAGAATAACAGTAGTGATGTGCAGTTTGACTGTAGGGCAACATTGGTTGAGACAGTACCTGCATTATGTGAATCACTTAATAAACTACGCAGGAAGAAAAATGCGAAGTCAGAAGCACCATCAGTAGACGAAGCACTCACCAGGTGGGAGAATGGAGCAGGTTCATATGTAGTAACTAAGGGTGAACATGATCCAATCCAATACTCAATATGGGAGAAAGAGATACTGAAGTATTACATCAGTGCACACCCAATTGACAAGTATGAAGCAGAGATACGCAGGTGGGGTGCGATTGAGAATATAGATGACGACCTCTTACCTAATGAAATGTACATTGCAGGATTCATTGAGGGATGCCATGAGACAGTAATCAAGAAAGAAGGCAGGAATAAAGGTAAGAAGATGGGATTCGTCACAATCGGTACGGCATATAGGACATATGAGGGTACGATGTTCCCAGGAATATATGAATCATGCCTGCCATACATCAAACCAAATGAACCAGTGGTTATGAAAGGCAGAAGAAATGAGTATAAGGGCAATGTCACAATACAGGTTGAATACATCCGCAGTATGAAGAATGAGGGAGTACGTGATTGCCCAGAGGTTCATATTAGGCTCAATAATCCAGATGATGTGCTTGCAATGATGCACATGAGAGAACTGTTTGATAAATACTTCGGTGCAACAAAGGTATATATTCACACATTAGATGGATTAGAAGACATATCGGTTGAGTTAGGACAGACAATAGCGTTGAATGACTACATCATTGACTACTTAGAATCAGTTGCTACTGTGGGTTATAAGGAACAAGTAGTTTGTGACGATTGACCGATATGGCATACAAAGAGTGAAGGGCAGGTGGATAACATGGCATATGTGATGGTAAGATATTGGAAGACAAAAGGTGGAAGATTAATAGCAATAGCTGATATGACAGACATTCACCTGCAGAGAACCATAGAAATGCTTAAGAGACAAATTGACGGAAGTATTCATGACGAATTTTGTTATGATAATATTATCGCAATGGAGCGAGAATTAGAAAGGAGAAATAAGAAGATGATTCAGAATGTGGATTTGAAGGTTGTTGGAGTAACATTTACAAATGAGGATGGTAGTTCTCGTAAGGAGCAGATCCTCACACTTGCAGAGCAATACAAGGATAAACTGGGTGATATCAGAATTGATCTGGTGCGCGAAGCAGAGAATAAGTACGATATCAATGCAGTAAAGGTACTGGCAAATGATGTACAGATTGGCTATATTGGCAAGGAATATGCTGCTATTATTGCACCGCTGATGGATGAATATGAGAAGTTTACAGCGGTAGTTAAGGGGATCGGTAAGTATAAGAACAGACCATATTGTGAGATTACAATCAATCAGGTTGGGTAAAACAATTGGTTCACCTAGATCAGCCTGCGGTAGCCATCCTGCCGTAGTAGGTGATTAAATACCAGTGATACTGGTAGCCATAAAGATATAGGGTGGTTGGTGAATTACTGACCACCCATCTTTTATATAAAGGTGGTGATAAAATGTGGATAAGGTGAGTGTATTGCAGGTAAGAAATGGGCAGGTTATAAATAGATATGATGATATAACAACTACCGCAAGAAGTGTCGATGGGCAAAGTATCTCATATATCAGAGTGTATGAGGTCGGTACCACACAGAAATACTCACAAAGGATATGAATGGAGGAATTCAAATGAACAATCAGTTACCATGGGAAAGACCAAGAATTAAAAGAATACTCGATATGTTCCCAAATAGCAGAGTATTCAACATTAAGAGATTAACAATTGATAGAAAGGAGACAAACTCATATGATATTCCGAGATAGTGCACCAATGCCGATTATTGCCATAGATTTTGATGGTACTATCAACTGCAATGGCGAAGATACATACCCTATCTGTGGAGAACCTAGAATGCATGCAAAGCAGGTTATTGATTTCATGCATAAACTTGGTATTAAGATAGTAATATGGACATCACGTGATGTTGCGTACAATCAGGATGAAAAGAGAATGTATGATCATATGTCACCGATGATTGAGTGGTTGGATGCTAATGAAATCCACTATGATGCCATCAATAAATCAATCCAATTCGCACCATATGCGTATAATGGCAGAAAGGTGTATGCACACATGTATGTTGATGATAGAGGATTTGGATGGAGAGGTTCAGATAATGGACATGATCCAGTATTCCTATTAGTATTGGAGGAGTTCTTGCGTAAGGTATGTAGATTCTCTAAGGAATCAGCAGAATTTGTAAGAATATGCTGTGAGCAAGAATATGAGCCAGAGCAATGGATGATTGATGGTGTCAAAGAATGGAAGACTAGAAGATCAATGTTATCGTGCCCATACAATGAGACTGGTGGAAGTAGGTGTGTAATCAAATGATAATGTATACTGATGGTGGTTCATACAATAATGGTGACCGCAAGGGTGACGGATCATGGGCATATCTTATAGTAAATGAGGGCGATCCAAATGAGATAATTGTTACATGCGAGTTTATTCAGAATACAACCAATAATCGCACAGAAATGATTGCAGTAATTGAAGGTTTGAAGTATCTTAATAAATTTGATGATAGAATGAATGTGACAGTAGTATCTGATAGTGGATATCTCGTCAAGGGATGGACAGATCCTGCGTACTTAGAAAGATGGGTTGCTAATGGTTGGAGAACTTCAACAAATACACCAGTACAGAATCAAGACCTATGGGAAGAACTACAGAGATTATCTTGGCATATAGGATTTAATTTCATCCATATCAGAGGTCATAATAAAGATAAGAGAGCAGAACACGCATATTGGAATGATATTGTCGACAGAGCCTGTACATGGGCATTAGATAATAAGATGTTAGGAATGGTGGTTACTCTCTCTTATAATAGAAATATTAAGAAGTTCACACCAATATCAGCAAAGTTAAAGGAGAATTAATCAATGGTAAGGAAGCAGGAGACCTTGGATTGACACATGAATTAATGTGGCGGAGATTTTGTAGACATAGACCGGTATACATCGGCAATACGAAGTATATGATAACAGATGTAATACAAAATATTACTGGATGCGTGTCATATAAATTAGTTAGGAGGGTTGATAAACAATGAATCTTATATTAGCACAAGGTGCGGAGCACACTAAGCCAGAGAATATGGCTAAGATACTTAAGGTTATTGAGCAGGAGAGAAATGGAATTGCAGACAAAATGTATAAATCAGCAAGTGATTGTGAGCATAAGATTGAGGACATCTATGGATGCGACATTCACAATCTCGATAATTACATCTGTGTAAGTCCGTATTCATATGCAGTTGAGGAGAAGTATGATGGCTATAGTTACATCAATAGTGAAGGCAAATTCTTCAGCAAACGATTGTCACATGCAAAGGGATCAGAGGGAATTCCAATTGAAAAGACAGGACACATCCCACACATCAGCAACATCCTTCGAAGAGTATTTGAGGAATGCGGAGCAGATTTACATGGAGAAATCTACAAACTCGGTGGAATCTCCGATGATGTCACAAGGATTCTTGGATGCACTGAAGATGAAGCACTCAATCGCCAAAAAGGATTAAATCCAGATGAAATGTTACATTACATGTTGATTGATATCAGAGCAATCCATAGCAAGTCATTAATCAATGAGCCACACAGATTAAGACGTGCAGTTCTTAGATGGGTGTATATAAAGTACATTCAGCCACTTGATCCACTCGGATATATTAGATTGACAGAAGAGATACAAGAAGATCCTAAGGTAGCATTTAGAAGAATCGTAGCATCTGGTGGTGAGGGATTAATCATCAAGAGGGAAGATGCATTATATATCCCTGGCAAGAAGCCTGCAAATAACTGGATTAAGGCTAAGAAGAAAATCACACATGATGTAGTTATGATGGGATTGAATGCAGGTACTGGCAAGAATGCAGGATTATTTGGATCTATTCAGTTCGGTCACCTTATTGGCGGCAAACTTGTTTCATGTGGTAATTGTTCATCTGGATTAAGTGATGATATGAGAGCATACATCTATAACAATGCAGATAACCTTATTGCAAATAAGCAGGTGTTTGAGATTGAAGCAATCCAAGAGTCAGTCAAGTCATTCCGTAATGCAGTATTTCTTAGATTGCGTGATGATAAGGATTGGACAGAATGCAAGCCAATCAATATCAGAGTAAAGGAGGATATCTTATAATGAAGTTAACTGATATGATGAATCATCCACTAAAGGAACTTGTTGAACAATATAATATATCAAATAAATAATAATTTGGGCAGGTACTTAGCGACCTGCCCTTTCTTTATGCTTTCGTGAGCCTGCACCAAAGCCGATTTCGTTTATGTCTTCCGCTGTCTCCGATTAATGAGCGATTAATTTGAAGCATCATATTCGAATGAGAAGGCTGACACTCGACAATTAACCGATTTACTCAATTGCATTCTCCTTAACAACACCTGTAATAGCACCTGCCTTAAGTGTTGAGAAGATGATGCCATCCTCATTCTTACCTCTGTAGTATAATGTACAATTGAAAACCCACGCAGGGATTGCTTTACCATTATAATAGGTAGATCCTGCCTTAAGTTTAATAACATCACCATCTTTATATGTCTTTGGTGCACTAGGTTTAGTAGTTACTGTACCTGCAATTGACACATATTCTGGATTCTCAAGATAGATCCAACCATTCTCTTTGTCCGCATAGGATTTTAATAATCCCCAACCGTCAGATACCTTCACGATTGTGAATGAACCATTACCAGTCTGACCTATCACATTATCACCCATCTTAGGCTGTTTTCTAATGTTAAGATCAGATACTAATACTCTTACCATGAATGGTGTAGCAGGAAAGTTCTTATTCTCTTCCTTTGGTGTACTAGGTGTAGTAGAACCACCAAGCCTACTTGTTACAGTATTTGCTAACTCATCCATTCTGTTAAATAACCAATTGCCAGGGCAACTCTTATTTGCAAACCATCTGTGAACAGTCAACTGCATTTCATCACTCTTAGGATTATATGCAAGTGCCGTATTTTTGTCTGTAATCCAGATTAATTTCTTCTTACCATTGCGTTTACAGATATCAACGCAAAGGTCTACCAACTTATTGTAAACAGTATTGTTAAATGCATATGGCTCTGTCTTATCAGAAGCACACTCAATAGTTACTGCTCTTTGGTCATTCGCACCAGAACTTGAGCACAAACTTCTATTTGCTTCATCTACTATAAGGCAAACACCGCCTTCTGTACCAATACCGTAGTTACAGCTTGCCTGTCTTGATGGACTTGTAAAACAACCACCAATAGAACTAGCTGATAATTGACCTACAACACAGTGAGGTGTGATTCTGTCAATTGAATGTGTCCTCTTACCGCTATGGTTAGGACTCTTAACTGTACATGTAACTAAACTACTATTACTCATAATGAATTCTCCTTTCTTATAATAAAATGGCTGACAATATTACTACTAAATATTCATACTGTCAGCCACCCACATCATTTATTTACTTTAAATCTTTCTTCCAATATCTCTTTACTATATCGATGAAATACTCCCACCCTTTGGCGGTGATTAGTGCGATAATGAAACTTCCAAATATCACCGCAACTAAGTAATACCACACAAATGCGATATGCTTATATGAGATTACTGCGAAGAATGCCACGATGCAAATGATCAATGACAATATCAGTACCTGCAACATTGTCGGAATCTTATTCAAGAATCCAATCTCCTTTGTGAACTCTGTGATTACCGAAATCAGAATACAGATACTGCAGATTACCGCCAGAATAACTGACGTATTATTGATTAGGACTTCCATTTGTCTTCTCTCCTCTCCTAACCTGTAACTTCATAAATTTTTCATAAATAGTTGTACCTGTGCTATTTCCACCAAGACCATGATATGCATCATAGATTATCTTTGCATTATCAAGAATCTCCTCTGATTTATCTACTGGAATGTAGTCCATCGCAAGGTATTGATTACAGATAGAAAATAATCTATCATGCAAAATTGCAAGCAGTCCGGACTTTAATGCTTCCTGCTCTGCTTTTCTCTCTTTAATCTTCTTACTTAAATCCTTGCACCATACGATAATTCCACCAGATATCAGAGTAAATAATGTCTCGCCAATATGGCTCGCAATCCACTCTAACATTAATCCATCCTCCAATAGAATTATTCTGCAAGGTCACCGCAGTCAAGATTAATAAGTACCTCTTTCACCTGATCCTTAATTCTATCTGGTACATCAGAGAATTTCTTCTTACCCTTGATAATAAGAGTTGCATAAACAACTGCCATATCTCTCACTTCCTCTCCTAGTAAGATTTTTATAAGAAATATGAATAGCTTCATTATTTCTCACCATCCAAGATCTTCTGTACATCTGCCTTTAATTTGGCAGGTACATCATTAATTGTATAAGGTTTGCCAGTCTTTGGATTAATAGCACCCTTAATAATCAAATCTGCATAAACTTTTGCCATGACAATATCCTCCTTATCCTAACAGTTCATATACTTCTGTGAGTGCGATCTGTGTATTTGTGAGTTCCTCTTCAAGAGCGGAATTCCTGTCTGACACCATCTGGATGTATTCATCCTTAGTATATTCGGTTTCAGTAGCGACCTCATATCCGATGAACTCATTATCCTTACCGACATTCTCCTTGACCTCTTTCTGCCCCTCAACTACATACACATGGTACTCGTCTACATAGAGTGGATCTTTTTTGACTGTCGATCTTACATTCTTGCGTACTACCATCTTCGATACCACCTTTCGCTATATTCTTTAGATAATATTCGTTGCAATAGTCCCTTACTGGTACTATGTATTTCTGTTCAAGACGGTAACTGTCACAATACAATAACCATCCTGTGTACGAATTATAGGAACACCATTCTGAAAATGTAAGTTCCTCGCCTGCTAAGAACTTATCATAGATCTCAACCATTCTGTGTTCAAGATTTAAGCATATTGATTTGCGTAATAATGTGTATTCGCCAAACATCCTAAAGCCTATGAAGTCAATACCTCTTGATGCAACTGGATATACCTGCCAATTAGGCTTCATGCTTAAATCTAACTTATCCTGCCAGTACTCCTCAATCTCCTTGCGTAGTTCATGTAGGAATTCTTTATTCCAATGCAATATGATAATATCATCCATGTACCGCCAATAATACTTAACTCCTTTAACTTCTTTCAGCCAATGGTCAAATGCTGATAGGTGATAATTACCGCTATATTGTGAGAAGTAATTACCAATCGGAATACCTCTTTCTCCATCGGCATTGTAGATTATCTGTGAAATCAACCATAGAACATCTGGATCTTTGAATATATGCTCATATTGATTCATCAAGATATCTCTATTAATAGAAGGATAGTATTTCTTAACATCACATTGTAAACAATAGGTTGTGCCGTATGGATCATTTGCCAGTGCTTGTTGTATACTTTGAATACAAGAATGAATACCTCTTCCAGGAATTGCTGAATAAGTATCATTTGTAAATTGTTTAGTAATTATTGGTCCAATTACTTGCAATCCTGCTCACTGCACCATCCTATCTGGGTAATAAGGAGATTTGAATATTTCTCTTTCCTTTCTACCCTCTGTCTTAATAAATCTGGTGTATGGTGATGGTACATATGTCTTATCTATGAGCATCTGTTGGAGATCATCAACATAATACTTAAGATTGCTATTTACTTCTTGAACCTCATGGTAGAAACCTTTATTTCGACTTGCATTAACATGGCTTAATTCTATGTTACTAGTTGTAATAATCTTGGATAAAGGTTTCCATACCTAACCATGTCATTATGTATCTCCTTGTATATACTAAACTGAATCTTCGAGAATACACTAAATGAAGTGCAAACCTACCAACACAGCCTAGGGTTCTGCATAAACCTAGTGATTTATTACTGCAGTATTTAATGTTTTACCAACTACAATCTTGTGGGAAGATATGTAGTCCTTGAGAGGTAAGGTAGATGATGCCACCGAACAAATTTAAGTATATACTCCAAGTGACTCCCAATATTACGATTACGATTAGAAGCTGTATTATTCAAATTCCAATAGCACAAACCACAATTCAAGCTGTTATTCCAATTCCCACCGAGTTTAGCAACATGTGTCGGACATCAGACTAAATGAAATCCAATGTCCGAACATTATGTCTGCAGTATCGCAAATTGTACATACATCTACCGACAAATATTTAGAAACTCAATCTAAGCGATCGAGAATACAAACTTAATACGTTAGACAGCCGTAGGAATATACACCAAGCGACCCCCAACATTACGATCACGAGTAGAAGCCGCATAAGCCAAATACCAACAGCACAAACCACAATTCAAGCCGTTATTCCAATTCCCACCGAGTATAGCAACACGCCAACCAGTACTCTGCCAGTGATAATCACCGACTGGTTTAGAACTGTCGCCTGCAGTTTCAGTAGGTAAGAATGTGAAGTCACAATCTTCTGACCAACCAAATGCTGATATATATCCATTAGTTCCTGCAAGTGCGAAACCACAGTCATTGTATGGACTAGTATCTGTATCATCGACAAATCCATGATCTGCCCAATATGCATGCTTAGTTGTACCATTGTAATTCAGACCATCAGACCACTTCCAGATGTTACTGAATGGATTTTCCTTGCCACGATATGTGATAGAAGTCTTACCATTTGTACCTGTAGCCATACCAGATGCATTGCCAAGGCTTGATGTAAGACCAGTATTGAGTGCCATACTTGTAGATCCATCATCTGTGATATCACAAACACCCCTACCAATCTTTGTCTGTGCATCCATTGATGCATACTCAATGAGGAATAACCATTTGGTCATTGTATCAACAAGGAAATCTCCCTGCATCCAACCAGTTCCTACATTGTTTGCTAACTTACGAGCATTTGCTCTAGTAAGATTGTTTGTTAACCCAGATGCAGGCTTAGCATTTGCGATAGATGCAAGCTTATCACCAGTTGTTTCTGCATAATCTGCGGTAACTGAATCATCAGTAACATAGGATCCTGCAGATGTATCATACATACAGCCTTCAAATGCTGAATCGTAGATCTTGGTAACAATCTTACCATTTCTTCTAAATGCAGGGAATAACTTGAATCCTGCCTTAGATGTAGCACTGATGTAATATCTTGCTTTACGGACTTTCCATCCATATCCATCATTTGCAGGTTCTAATGAGAGAGGAACCATTCTATAGAAGAACATGTTCTGCTCTACCATTACCTGAACTCTAGTACCTACCTGCCATGTCTTCTTACCAATAGCAATAGCCTGCGTAAGTTTACCAGTTTCAGTATATCCATCATCGCCATAATAAGCAACAACCTCACCTGCATCAGTAACATTACATCTTCTACGATCCCAAGGTGCTATATTATCGAAATCAGCACCGCCATTCTTGCCGATTGCAGAAGACAATCTTGTGAATTTGTTATTCTTCCAGTCAACCTCTACACCGTAGATGTCTGGATCTACCATACCAACATAACCCTTGATGTCCGCAACATCTGCTGTCAGATTAGTAAGGTTGATTTCCTTAATTAACTTGGTCATTATACCACCAGAGATAGATGCGATTGCAAGGTTATGCCTTGCTGAATTGGTTGATGTAGCCAACTGATATTTAACAACCTTTCTTCTAGTTGTCTCAACATCAGATCTTTCATCCTTGAACCAATTACCAACAGTAGATGCATCATGCTGATTACCTTCTTCATAAAGAGTTGCGGAATATGCTTCTACATCTTCCCATACCTGCAGGTATACCGTACCAGATGATGCTGCAAGTGACAATCCACTACAGTTAACTAAGATACCATCAACTGCAATACCACATCCGCTTGCAATCTGTACATTACCATTTGCGTAAGTAAGTGCTGAAATATTAGTAATACCATTACCAATAACAGACTTAAAGAAGTCACGCATATGTGTCCTACTGATTTCCTGCATTTCATTGAGTTCTACCTCAAGAACTGCCTTTTCTGCTCCGAATACTACACCAGATACACCTGCATTATTCTGGTAATTAGTATATTTGTCAAAACTTGCCATGTCTTAATCCTCCTTATACAAGATTTAATGTGAAACGCATTGTTCTCTCAATTGTCATATCTGATGTCTTGGTAATAATCTTATGATGTTTCTTGTTAATCATAAGACCAGTATTGGCAGTTGCAGATGCCCGCCCGCCAAAAATACCAAATTCTCTCCAAACACCATTGCAATCGTTAATGCCGAATGTATGCTTAATCTGGAGAATGTTTGTAGGATTTGTTGATGGATTGTAATTAGCATCCAAGAATGTAATCTCTGATGGCTGAATCTTAACCCTACCAATCTCTGCTGTCAAAACTGTTGCATTAATCTCAGGATCTGGGAGATTAGTATCCCATGAACTTGCACCTGATCCTACTGCCCAATATCCGATACCAGAGAATCCAGACTGACCTTTGAGAAGAGCCATTACTAATTTAAGGAATGAGTTGACAATGAGATTATGTCCTACTCTTTCCTCAATTAGAACACCATTCTTATAGATCCTGTCGGTGATTTCACCTACCATGTGGACATTGTGTCCATCCACAGCCATCATATGTAATCCCATATGGTCAATATCATGTGATGCCTGCATACCACAGTTATCCTTGTACTGCATATCTTATTCCTCCTTTAATAATAGTATCTGAAAATGCATCGGCTTCAGCTAACATATTAGTCATAAAGTTCTTGTTTAAAACTGTGCTAGCATTTAGACCATCCCTACTCCATTCACTAGAATAGGTACAACGCATTTTACTCACTTCTTGTATTGTATGTTGTACTATATCAACTAATTTATCATCAACTTCAGCAACTCCGGTTGGATCACTAACTACGAATGATGAGTTTAATACTCCATGACCATTTGTAAGCAACATGAATGTATTCTTACTACTAGTAATACCAGTATTATCACTTTCTACTTTAGTCACAACATTATCTACACATCTATCTGTATGCCCAATATTTGATATTTCACTAGTACCCTCTGTAATAACCTCATATATGCTATCAGTATCTGACATCTTATTTGTTGTCATTGTTGTATTGGTATCACCATGATTATCACATGTTGTTGACTTCTTAGACGTAATAAATCCAGTATCATTAGACTTATATCCAATAATATCACTTACTTCTTCATCAACCTCTGCAACATGTATTTCTTTACTAAGTTGCATAGAACTATTCAACAATGAGTGAATGTTATTTGTGACTGCATTAAATGTATTCTTAGTACTAATAATAAATTGCTGTTCAACATCCAATGTTCCAATCTTATCAAGTGTCCTATCATCACTATCTGCATTACCAATCTCAAGAACTGTATTTAGTAATACTCTATCATATACAAAATCAGTATCTTCATACTCATTTGTTATCATTGTTGTATTAGTATCACCATATCCATGATGCCATACTCTTGATTTCACTCTACCAATATTACAGTTCTCAACCACTGGCTTAATTACTATACTATCAATAATCTGCTCAACCTTATAATCAAGATTTGATAATCTCTCATTAAGCACGAAGCTTCCATTTAATAGCCTGTATATATTATTTGTTGATGGATATATTGGTCTCTCATGTGCAGGTATAATACCTTCATCCTCACGAGATTCTCTGATAACCATGGTTTCTGTATCAGAATGTCTTACAACATCTGCAATCTCATTTGATATATATAAGAATATTAGGTAAGCATTAATACCAGATGCCTTAGTCTTATTTATTGCAGTCATGATCTTATCTTTATAGTAATGAATGCTCTCATTTATTGATAAGTCAATAGTACAAACAAATGCACCATCCTTATGTGCATCATATGGTTTATTTAATACGAATTCAGTATTGGTAAGGCAATTTGTATTGTTTGTGATGGCATCATACTTAGGATCTGTATCATGTGGTATTAGCTCATGATCATATTCCCAAGCATCAATGATGTTAATGTACTTATCAATCACACTTTTCTCTGTACTAATTCCAGCAGTTACTGCCACCGCATATTTTATTGCTTCTGCAGTACCACCGGAGAATGATGCATACACAATCATAAGTCTTGCACGATAATCATCATATGATTCGCCAATCTCCTTATATATACCTAGCATAGAACCCCATCTATGCTCAAGGTCTTCATTATATGTTGTTTCAATACCTATCATACCATAGATGCGGTCAATTATATCTCTGGTCATATTGTATTTAGATGCATATATTGATAGTATTGCATACAATATTGTCTTGTCATTATATACATCATAGATATGAGGGAAGTTACCCTGCATCCTACTTAGTATACTATTGTCACCGTTACGCAACTCCATAATATCACCACCTTTACAATACCTTAGTTCCATTTATAATAATGTTATCTGCCCTAATAATCTGCTCATCAGTAGCGGTAACATTTGCTTTAGGAGAATTTGTAATAATATCAAGATCATCATTGTCTGCTGTTGTAGTATCGAGTGCATTCAATATCTTCCTCTCCATCTGGTTAACAATAAATGACTGACCAGATGCGAGACTGTTACAGTATTTTGTAATAACATTTGATATTGTTGCATATTTACTACTATCAACATCAATAGTGATATTGATATCAATAAGTTTAGTATCTGTAAATACCAATATTGGTCTTACACCAGATGCCCTAAATTCATTTGCTGTCTTTGCTATATCATCAACAACAGATTGTGGTGCAGGAACTTGGTCTGTAACGATTATGATACCAGTAGTACCATTGCCTGCGTATAAACTCTTAACACTACATTTGGTTACACCTGCTATTCCGTTGATAGCTGATTCTATAGCCGCATCTGTACATTTTCCCTGTGTTTCCTTTATATTTTGAATTCGCTCCAAGAACTCTTCATCTGTTTCTGTATCGGTTCCGCCATTAATATCTAAGTCATTTGAAACTGAATCAATACCCTGCAATGATTCTGGCAGTATACATATAACACCTGCATTTATATTGATTAATCCAGATGTAGTACATTGCACAGTACATGTTATAGACACTTCTCCTGCCTTTAATACTGCCTGTGTATCTGTTACCTCAAACTCATACACGTCTCCATTATAATCTGGTCTGGTGGAAACAATATATCCATATGGTATCTCAATATCATTCTTAGCAGGTTCATCACCAGTATAGAATGTTACTTCTGCTACCGCAGGCTTCGCAGGCATTCTTGTCATACCAAATATTACTGCTGCCCTATCGAGATCTTCTCCTATACAATTGTTGATGTTCATTACTCTATAAACATATTCTACAAAGTAATTTGTTGTATCCTCTTCCTCTGCGAGTACCTCAACCAATGATCTTACTACAGAGCCATCATTTACTGCAGTAATACCTACATTCTTACCGATGAGACCTTGTAATGTACTATCAACTATCTCATCATATGTTTTCATTCCTAACTCTTCATTAAATTCCATATTTACACCTCCATATTATTGAAGGCATCAATATAAAGAGAACTGAATACCTCCCTAGTTTTATTATCATAGTCTTCTTCATCTTCATCATCTTCTGAATCCTCATATTGTGATGAAAGATATAATAGTCTATACTGTACATGACATTGACCATTCTCACCAGTAGTGGCTGTAACATCAATGACTTCCTGTATACGTGAATCTCCATTTAATATAGCATTTTCACATTCCTCAACAACCATTGATAAGCCAGTCTCACTAGCCTTAACTCTTCTATTATAAATGTTGTTGCCAATATCATTATGGTATTTATTTCTACCAAATCTAAGTAAGATACTATTGTTAGCTGTCTGGATTACATCTTCGTCCTCATATGTATCTCCGCTCATATCGCATAGAACTAGATCACCATATTCACTTGCAATAAGATCTCCGTTTTGACATTTTAAATCAGCCATTAATTCACCACCTTCACTATAATACTAGATAATACAAGCTAAGATCGAAGTAACAGTTACATTCCTATCTTATCCTTTATTTGCTTTATGTCCTCTTTTATTTCTTTTATATCCTCTTTGATATCATCAATCTCTTTTAGGAAATTCCTGCCATTAGCAGTTACTATAGATCCACTACACTTGACATTAGCACCACCAGATGAATACATTACTGAATTACCAACCGCACACGCAGGTTTCTTAGGATCATATACTCCTATTACACCATCCCTGCCACCAGAATCTGATACTACACTGAATGCAAGTAATCCAGATGGTGGTGTAGATGCAAATCCATATGGTGATAATGACAACATATTCTTCTGAACAGAACCTTGTGCATTATTAATACTAATTGTCTTACCACCATTGCCAGTACTAGCTATATTACCAGATACTGTAGATCTAGTGAATGATCCACTATGCATATTATTAAGTTCTTCTCCGAATCTCTTCATATTATCACGTCCTTATTTAAGATTTTTAGCAGCCTTAGTAACACTTGTAACAGATGTACCTTTATTCTGCCATGTCTTCTCAAATGTTGTGTCAGCAGGTATCAACACTAATGTTGCCTTGCTACCATCATCAACTGTCTTAGTGTATGATACCTTCTTGATAAACATTAATGCATTCATGCCTATTGTACCATTTATTACTTGTGCTGTAGTATTCGGCATGAATACATATTTCTTATCCTTATCAAGTCTTACTTCTATCGTACATTCCTGATTATTTCTGAATGAATCCCTTATCTTCTTATCTGCTATTGACTTATACCTAGAAGATGCCTTATCTGAATATTGCCTTGCAGTCTCCCTCTTCTTAATATCTAACTTCTCCATATATGAGTTAGTTGAAGTACCAACAAGATTATACCCACCATGACTATCAGATCCATATACCTTTATTTCTGACTTCATATCAGTACCATCTTCTTCAAGTCTAAATGTCTCAATAGGTATACCAGTCTCTTTTGTATTGTGTACAAATACATGCTTAGGTGATTTATATGTCAACCAATCACCAGTGTATAGAGTGTCAACTAGATACCATATTCTCTGTTTACTCTCAAGGAGTATGTTATTCATGATAGACATTTCAGATTCACCACATCCAATTGTTAACTTCTCATATAAATCTGCTGATTGAACATCACATTTGATACCATACTCACTACATTTAGATGTGATATAAGACTTAGGATCTACAGATTCCTTTGTGTCTGGCAATGCATCATTGTCTATCAATTTCCAACATAGATCCCTGCCAGATAACTTAATATAATTGTCGCTACCTATTGTTATATACCCAACAGAATCAAGATTACCAACTAGTATCTTTACTCCATTTAGATATAATCTTACATTATCAAACTTAGAGAATAACCCAGAATATATACCTCCTGGATTCTTAAGTACAAAATCAAATGCATCTGCATCGGTCTCCAAGTCCAAATCTACACTAAATTCAGAGAATCTAAATACCTGATATGTCCTACCAACTCTATTGCTATCAATCTGAATTTTGAATACTGACTTAATCATATAATCACCACCTTAATCAAATGTACCTTCATCCACCCAACCATAGACATTAGATGAGCTATCAGTGTGAATAAGATGCCATGGATGTGCTTTACCATTTCCTTTACAATCTGGTCCAAGAGTAATCTTTGCTTTACCTGCTCTGGCATTATATCCCTTAGCACTAGAGTAACTTGACACATAGTGTGTTCCACCATGGAAGTTTACGATATCTCCGACCTTATATGTCTTACTTCCACCGCCACCATCATCCTTTGGTTTTACTTCCTTGACAGCATACTTCTTAAGATTCTCTTTAACCTTAGGTTTAGTGTCTGCAACAATTTCAAATGTAACATGTACACAGTTAACTTCCGCATCTACCTCACATTCAAGATTAACCATTAAGCCACGTTTAATCTGCGTAAATACTGGGTGTGAGACAGTTCCCACACCCTTCTTCTTATATACCTGATATAATTTCTTATATTCATTATACGCATCTAATACAGTACCATCGCTTTTCTGCTTACTAAAGAATGTGATTTTACCAGTGATGACCATTGCATCCAATCCAAAGTCCTCAAGTTCTTGACCAGATAATCTTGGATATTTATGCTTTATATATCTGCGGTCACACTTCATAGATGTGGTTTCTGGATTATAAGGAAATGTGTAGTTTTTATACTTCATCTTATTCATATTTCTTGCTCTTCGCTCTGCTGATGAAACAGAAATATATTTCCTTTTAATCGTAGCCATATCTTCACCACCTTACTTCTTATTTTGAGTAGCATATTGCTTGCTCGTACGTGAATAATAGTTATTGAGTGTACTTGGTAAACCAGGATTAAGTATTGATTTGGTTGTAGTTGCGTTTCCTGCCTGATCTACATGTACATTAACACTTACACTAGGTGCGGCAACATTAAATGATGGTGTCATAGTTACAGAATCATCAATCTGTATCTGATTGTTTATCTCATTCTGTATCAGATCATTCATACCCTGCTGTGATAATGCTGCCCATCCAGGAGTATTCTGTTTAACTTTTGCTTCTGCGGCACTCCATACATCACTTGGTATCTGCACCTCACCAGTCAAAGTTGTCTGTGTTGAATTTACCGACATCTGACCTGCTGACATATTAGATAGACTATTCTGTAATGAACTGTTGATACCACCCAATAAATCAAATGTATTAAGACCAAGTTGTGGTGTTGTATTAACAGCAGATTGTTGCATCATGTAATTCTGTAATGATTCAGGACTCCATGCTGCCCATCCATCTGGTAATTTAGATGTATCGGTTTTATCGGTTTCAGATTCTTTCTCTGATAATCCCTGTATGATACCATTCTTGCAAGCTTCTGATACTTCATCAAGGCTATACGCATCATCCATATCTCCCTTATAATGTGTACCATCACTCAAAAATGACTGACCTCTAAGCCATGTCTGATATTGTTCATCAGTACCTGCCCACACACTATAATGACCACTTCCACGTTTATCAAGATTTGAATCATAATATGGACTGTCTTTATTAATATTGATAATAAGATCATTAAGATCAGTAGATTTGGCAATTCTCTCTCCTGGTGTTAACTGCCAATTACCAGATTCATAATATGACTTCCACCAATCATATGATTCTTCACCCATATACTGCTTATATAAAGAATCAAATGTAAGTCTATCATCACTAGATAACTTCTTATTATACTCACTCATACCATTATCTTGTGATAATGCAAGTGCCCATTCTTGTGCATTTAAATTACCAACACCTGCTTCATCAAGTGCCTTGCCAAGGTCTACTAAACATTTGGCATTCTTCTCTAACAGACTGAAATCATAATCATTCTTATTTTGTTGTCTCTTCCAATCATCATATGCACCTATTCCTGTTGTACCATAATGGAATATATCATATGCTGATTCTCCTGCTTCTCTTAATAAATAATCACCACCAACAGATCCGATAATTGCTCCACCGATAATACCAACACATGTACCAATACCAGGTGCTATTGCTGTACCAATAGCACCACCTGCTTTAGCACCTGCAATACCACCACCCACAGATCCTGCAGTACCAGTGATATCACCAGTCATTGATTTATAATCACCTTCTTGATAATCCTGATATGCTTCATATCCACCAACTCCAACCTGTATTGCAGTACCAATGATACCAAGTGCTTTACCAACCCCAGATAATGATCCAAATAATTTACTAGACCCAGTAACTACATCATCAACACTACCTGCACCTGCGGCTATAGCATCATCAATAGAACTTGCGTATGCTGATATAACATCATCAGATGATGCACCAAGACCTTTTGCGATATCATCAATTGTATATGATGCCTGCTCACCAAATGTTCTAATTACATCATCGGCAGACGTACCGAGTGCCTTTGCAACATCATCTGCAGATCCAACTACTGTATCACCAGATAATAATGCCTTACTACCTGCACCTGCGGCTCCTGCACCACCAGTACCTACTGCACCGCCACCTGCTCCACCTGCACCACCAACTCCTGTACCATTTACAACTACAGCACCCGCAACATTAATGATTGCTCCACCTGCAATTGTTAATATCTGCAATACAGAAGATATTAATTCTGCTATTTCTGTGGCAACATTGAGTGCCATTAATTTGCCAAACCAATCTATTACATTTGTAATACCGTCAGCCAATCCTTGCAAATCCTCTGGCAATTCATCAGCTGATGCATGCATATTATCAATCATTGTTCCCCAATCGGTAACAAGACCAACTATGTCACCTTCAGTAGCAGAACCTAACATAGTAGCTACACCTTCAATAATATCTGGTCCAAGTTCTGTCATGACTTGTGTTAAGTCAATACTAAGATCACCAATGTTTTCAACTGCGTTTGCAATGGCAGTACCATACTTTTCTTCAATAAGGTCACATGAATCTTGGAGTGCTTGTCTTAATCCCTCAAAATCTATCTCATAGTTATTAGGATCAGATAAGAATTTGGTTAACTCTTCATATATCTTATCTGTGAATGGCGACAGTCTCTCACCAAAATCTATTTTAATACCCTGTACTAAGTTTGCAAATGCTTCTTTCCTACCATATGATGATTCAAGCAACTGATTATATTTGTTATCGTTCGTGCCACTTGATTGCATCGTAATCTCATCAATTACGGCTTGCAAATCAGTTTCCCCACCATCATTAAGTAATCCATATGCGGCTTTCATTTGATATAAACCAAAGAATTTCTTAGCAAACCATGCCTGCTCTTCATCATTAAGTTCAGACATAACCTCATCCATCTGATCAATTATCTCTGTCATAGGTCTAAGGTTACCACTTAACTGACCAAGTTCTTCATATGAAGTAGCATTGGCAATCTGGTCATATGTTAATCCACTACCATCTGACTTAGCATATGTACTGAAGTCATAGAATGCTTTAAGTGCTCTCTCTGGTGCTACTTCCTTTTGTGCATCTGTTATTACTGTAGTGTCCTGTGTCAATAATCTTGTAAGCAATGCCTGGATACCAGTACCACCTTGCGAACCCTTCAATCCGAAGTTACCAAGTATAGCGATCTCTGCAAGTGTTTCCTCAAGTGGTCTATCAATACCTGCTGTGATACCACCTGCGTATTTCATTGATTGTACAACATCTGCCACATCAATAACTGATACATCTGCTGTATGTGCAACCTTATCAAGCATATCACCCCAATCTTGAGGTTTAATACCAAACTGATTACCAAGTGCAACAGCAAATTCTACTGATTCAGTTGTACTTAAATCATTACCAACAGAAAACTTCATCAACTGTTGTACAATATCTGTTGATAAGATATCTTTTGAACTTACACCAGATTTTAATAATTCCTCTTGGATAGCAGATACTGAACTTATATCCATCAGAGAACCTTGGGAATCTATACCATATGTACCCAATTGTATTGATTGTGATTTAAGTTTATTAGCATCTTCTAAGAATTTCTGTTGCTTAGCAGATACCTCATCAAGGTTATCATTATAAGTGATTTTATACCCATTCTGATTAGCCATAACTCCGAGTACCTTGGCATGTTGTTCTGTAAATTCTGCATATGCTTCAACAGATTCTGTAGTAAAATCCCATACTGCCGCACCTGCATCTTTCAACATCCTTTTTGTGAAGTTATTAATACCAGACATTGTAGTATTATACTGTCGCATCGTACTATTAAATTTATGCAGTCCAGTCTCCCAACTCTGTAAGAACCCAGATACACCGGCACCTCTACCAAGATTATTGGTAGAGGTGCCGAGATTCTGTATAGAACTAGAGACTTTATCAATTTTCGAAGATGCGTTGTCCTCTGCTTCAATTTCTATTAATACTCTTTCGTCAGCCATATGGACTATTCATCTCCTTCCTCTTCTTCAAATTCATCTAATAATATCTCCTCATCTTCATATTCTTCATCAGTACCATTGTGTAGTCTCTCAATCATTTTAGCCAGTGGTGACATCTGTGGTTCATCAAATTCATCATCGTCAATGATACCTGCAAGCCTATTATATTTATCGATATCAAAATTCGGATTCACGAATGAATCTCCACCATTGATTTCCTTACCACATCTGATACATTTCTTAACTCCAGAGGTAACCTCATTCTGGCAATCTGGGCACATAGATTCGAATTTCTCATCACTATCTATGCTTTGGTTAACAAAGAGCCAGAGCCATTGCTCGTCAGACATTTCTCTGAAAGAAGGGTCTGATGGCAGGATTTTAAATGTACGAGCAATACTGTACTTAAATCGCTCAACGGAGTTACCTCTAAATATTTTTTTAATGTTTCAAGATCCTCTTCCTTTAATATCTCAAGCTTAGGTGCTTTATTTATGAGAATCTCATTATATTTCTCACAAACCCTTTGGATATCCTCAAGGTCTAATAACTCTCCAACCTCTTCCTCTGATGCTGCAACTTTTACCTCAATATCGTCTGGAAGTCTCATACAATGATAGCACAGTAATCTGTTATAATACAATGTACGATTCTTACCATTATCCTTAGCATCAGTAATAATCTGTTCTTTACCATCAGCATCGATCTTGCGTTCTGTATGGTATCTCTCTTCTACCTGCTCATTTATTGTTAACATTTCATCATTAGATAAGAGAACTACTTCAACATCGAAAGAGTCACTCCCATTACCGAGAGTGACAGTTTCGTGTGGATGTTGTCCAGTCCTCATTCTCTTAAGATAAGAAATATCACCAGCCATGACTTATACCTCCTTATTAACCTACCTTACGAGTGAGTGCTGAAATGGTCATCTTCTCGACAACCTTATCATTGAGTGAGCCATCTTCGTTAACATCGGTAACAATACAATCACCATATGTTACTCTCTTGCCATTCTTGATGATTACCACGTTGAACTGGTTATCAGCAAGGCTGTAGAAATCTACACCATCATTTGCCGCAGTATCCTCAAGGTAAACTCTAGAAAGATCAAGAGTGTATTTCTTCTTGCCCTTGAGATATCCGATCGGAACATCCTGACCAAATACATCTACAGGCTTTGTATCCTTGTTGTACTTGGTTGAGTAGGATTGCACACCTGCAATTCGCTTACCAGATACCTCAATGAAAATATCATTACTGGTTGTAATATTAATACCAGTGATAGGTGCGTTATCTGCCATGTTTCAATTCCTCCTATTCTTAATATTACAGCTTCATATGCTGTCTAATTGTAATCGTGTACAACGGTGTTACTACATCAAATTCGTAGTCAACAAGTGCACCATACTGATCGCTAGGATCTTTTACAACAGTAAGTGTTGATTCATCCCAGTTCTCAATAATTTCTGCTGCTTCGAACTTCTCCATATTAATCTTGATATCACCACGAATTGCATTCAAGATACGAGCAACATTCTTCGTTCTCTTGTAGTTAGCACGAAGCATATTCTCATTGGTCTCAAGTACATAATCCGCGATGAATCTTGTAGTACCTTCCTGCCAAATGGTGTGATCAGATTCATTTGTAACACAAGATGTAACTAATCTGTATACTGTAGGAGTAGTACCCTCAAGATATAATGGTGTGATACCATTATTTGCAAGGATCTTCATTTCTGTCTCAAGCATTGTGCGTGAAAGTCCAGAATATCCTGCCATTGATACACCATTCATAGGAAGTGCAGGATCATCTGTCTCCGTCATAATTAGAGCACCAAGTCCTGCGGCTGCAACCTGCGGATCTACTACTGCACCATTGAGTGTAGGAAGTGTTGAAGGAATGAAGATTCTGTCACTATCAACAGTCTTACCATATGCGATAAGTGTAGTCTGCGTAGCAGATGCTTCTTCAGTAGGTGCGATAACACCATATCTGAACATGTCATTCCTCTCACATAATGCAAGGTGATCCTTTAATGCTGCAATTGTCTTGGTATCATTATCTTCCGGAATGATAACCTTGATTGACTTATCTGCCATAGATGCTTCAAGTGCATCAGCCACTGCTGTCTCAGAAGATCCACTAATAATCATACCATTGATGTAATCAGCACCATTCTGGATGAACACCTTAGCAATCTTCTCAACAACTGCATTATCACCAAATGCTGCCCTTGCATCTGCAGTACCAGTGATGCCAAAAATTGTGTTCTCTTCAATTTCGGTAGTAGAATTTTCCTTCTTAGTGCCGACTACGAGGATACTCTTCATAATAGAAGGAGCAGTAGTCAATGCACCACTAGTATCTGTACTACCAGTAACCTTATTTGCCATGTGTATATCCTCCTTATACTATAATTTTATATGTTTGCTTGATCCATTTGGACAAGTCTACATATTCTTGCTCTGGAATAACTGTCTGTATGATATTAATACTCCTCCTTATAACACCGATATGATAATTATTTGAAGAGTAATCTTCGTGCATATCATACATTATAGTATTTCCAATCAGTTTCATTCTACCAGTTTCAGTAGGATTATTAATATCTTTAGTAAAATCTAAAAACTTAATTGTACCAGATTCTTCATACTCAATCTTTCCAAATATGTCCTCAGCCAGTATTGATTCCAACAACAGCATATCATTATTATTAGCCGTTACAATATCAAACTGTAGCATTACATCATGCCTTTTACCTACAACATCAGTATATCCTCTTACTTCTGTGTTATAAAACTGCCCAAGTACATTACCAAATCCGATCTTGGATTGTTCTGCACTTACTTTCCTCATAATGATAGATGGCTTCTGAATAGCAGTTAGGTCGCTTGGATACGTAGGTAATATAGGAATCTCCTTGCCTTTGATGTTGTACTCCTTTGCTATTTCAGGAACTCTATCCATGAGCAACTTAATCATTGTCATAAATAGATTGTATTCAATTGCTTTCATATTCTTAATTGCCATTATCCAAACACCCTCTTTACTGCGTCAATAATAATTTTTATAGCATTCTCATTTTCCTCTTTCATTGTCGGTCTAACTGGATCTCTCTTAGGAATATTCTTTGATGGAACACCATTCATATGCCATGGAAGTTTAGGATCATCATTTGTTATCCATACTACGTGTTTACGTGTCTTCCTAGATAATATCTTATCAAATGCAAACATCATGTCTGCTGACATTACTAATGGCTTGGTTGCATTAGCACCAAATCCCATCTTCCTTTCCCTAACAACTGTCTCATACTTAAGCTGTTTCCAACCAGACTGATAATGTCCGAATTTATCCTGAATTTTCTCTATTAGGTAATCGCCTGCTTCTTCGGTTGCATCATCCAATGCTTCTTCCATACCACGTTTCTTTCTATCGAAACTACGTACTACAGCATCAACTCCTATTACCTTCACTGTTACCATCCTCTGATTCCTCCTCTCTAGCCAGATTGGATTCGTCATATAAACCATCATGTGGTATATTCTCTTGCGGTACGTCTGATGTGCTATTAGGTGTATCACCAGTATATCTTCTGATTGTTATCAGATACTCACCGATTCTATCCCTAACATTTATTATTTCGTACCTATCCTCTGTATCATCAATGATTACTACAGATTCTGGATTAGGTCTCCAATGTTTAACACCTATTTGCTTACCTGTATCATTTTTAACTGGCAATACATTTGGTACTGCATACAGGTATTTACCATCATCATTATCACCATACTTGGCATCAGATGGGTTCACATCATTTGTATAATTGTTTACAATATCCTTTCGTTCTGCTGTTACAGTGATAATCTCATACTCAACATCACCATTAAATTCTCTTAGATACTGGTTATAATTTGGTTGTTTATCGAGAGGAAGGGGACTCATTAATGTTATAGTAGTGTGCCAATTCTCTACTACTTCACGAACTGAATCCTTCATGAATTGTATATCACCCTGCGTTAACATCATGAATCACCACTCCTATTCCATATCTTACCGACATGACCTAATCTCCATTGTTTATACTCTGCTTCATATTCCTGTAGAATAGATGCTAACATCTTTGGAATATTGGTCTTATCAATGGTTTTACCATCAACGGCTGTACTGAATTTAAAGAATACTGATGCAGATAGTCTGAATCTCTTCAATGCGTGGTACACTATACGATTCTCAAAATACATTTCATCTTTCGAACCATTATCAATCTCTTCAATTGTGATTTGTGTCTCACGCAATGTGTCTGCCAAATCAGTTCTAAAATATCTCTCGATAGTTTGATCATCAATATCATCAGAGTAAGCAGGTAATCCAAAGCTTAATGGCAGATTATCAAGTTTTTGATATGCATTACGAAGCATACTGTATTTTCTCTTTTCAGCATCTGTATACTCATTAACATCACCATCAGTAGGATTATCCACAACTGGATCAGTAACTTCTATATTCTCTTCAAGATCTGCCATATAGTACCTCCTTATTCGACAAATGTTGCCTTCATTTCACCATAGCCAACCATAAACTTGAGATCTTCACGTTTCTCATATTCTTCTGCAGAGTACTGTCTTTGTGGCTTAATACCTGCACCATTGTCAGTCTTTGCCCACAGCTTCTTCTCAGAATCCTTCCAGATAGACTCGCCAACGTATTCAACAATAACTGTCTTACCGCTCTTTACGGTTGCTTTCTCGTCTGGCTTCTGTGCGGTTTCGTTAGTGTCTTTCTGACCTTCCGTTGCATTGCCTGTTAATTCTGCCGATGCGTTCGGCTGTTCATTCGGCTTAGCCTGCTGAATTGGCTGATTTGCGGTTGCTTTCTCGTCTGGCTTAGTAATATTCTTTGCTTCCATGTTAATTTCTCCTTTCGAAATCTTTATAAGCCAATGGGCAGGTGGCGACTATGCACACCCACCCATCGACAACAGTCATTGCTGGTGACTTCATACTTATATGATGCCCATTAGCATCCAGTTATCTTGTACACATTATCACCGTAAAGTACGGCAAATGTGTAGGCTTCGATAGTACGTACTTCCTCTGCCGCAGTTGCAAAGTTCTCTGTACGATCAAGTCTTAACTCTTCACGTACACAGTAGAGTAACTTATCCTTTGCTCTTACAAGAAGTGCTACTCCAGGGGTTACCCATGCTGTGATAAGAACTGAAAGTCCTGCAACACCCTTAACATCGCCAGTGTTAGGATCAAGTACAATTCCAGGAGGTGTCTGCTCTGCAGTTGCAGGGATTAGATCATCCTGCTGATCTGGATTCATGATAAGGTGAGTGAAATGAACAGGTCTGGGAATGTTAGTTCCCTCTTCCTTGAATAATGCACCTGCTTTCTTAGCATTTCTGATATCAGCGATGCTAAGTGTACCAGAATTAGCAGCGGCAGTAGAATGTCCTGCACCTGCTTCCAGTGCGGCAAATGCCACCTTATTCTTTGTACGTGTGTGAGCCTTACCAAGTTCCTGTGTTGTATATCTCATAACATCAACCTGATCATCACGAATCATCTGATGTGTAAATCCTGCACGAATACCGTAGTCTTCTGCGGAAATTGTCTGTGTACCGGTTCCAAGGCTTACAAAAGGAATCTCCTGTCCTTCAGTAATCTTACCTACTACAAGTCCCTTGTATGTAGGGAATGGAATGTTATTTCTTGTGAGTTCGAATCTCTGGAAGATCATCTCAAACTGGGAAGGTTCCTCATTTGCACCCTCAAGCAGTAACGGATTCAATCCATATGCCATTAAGTCAGCAAAATCGGCTCTACCCTGTAACTCAGAGATTCTCATATTTCCGAATTTGATATCTGCCATGATTATTTATCCTCCTTAAATACTGAATTTGACGAAGACTTCTCCGCCATTAGATGCTGAATTGATAGCAATACCAACAGTATTAACATCAGTTGCTTTAGCAACTGCACCATTTGCTGCTGATGCCACCTTATCACCTGCAGTAATCGCACCAGATGCTGTCATGCTGAATAATCCTTCTGTCTCAACAGATACCGGTTCACCAGACTTAGCATCGAACATTGCAACTCCAAGAACCTTGGCAGATGCTTCTGCTGAAGGTGCTACTGTCATATCTCCAGAAATTACAACTACCTGACCTTTCTTAACATCTTCTGATGCTTTAAGAACCTTCTGCTGAAGATTTGTACTAACATCAAACTCTGCAGGCATTGCACCGATCATATTACCTTCATTGATCTTATAATCCTTTGCCATGATCTAATATCCTCCTCTCAATTATTTACTCTCTTTCTTGACACCGAACATACCAAGAACTGCATCCTTGATATCGTCTCCGCCAAGATTATTGTGCTGTCTACCAACTGGTGCATTATTCATGCCACCCATTTCACGAACGAATGCAATCTCACTCTGGATAGATGCATCAATCTCTTCCTTGGTCTTACCAGTTACTCTCTTCATGAAAGCATCAACATGCTTCTCGTCAACCTGCTCTGTAATCTTCTGAACCTTGTATGCATTAAGTTCAGCCTGAACCTTAGCATCCTCAAGTTCTGTGATCTTCTGCTCATAAGCATCGATCTTACCCTGCAGTTCTGCAATCTTAACTGTCTCCTGCTTACCACCAATAGTTAACTGCATTTCAGTCACCTTATTGGCTTCGATAATAGCCGATACAAGATCTGGGTTCTGTGCCTGCAACTCTGTAACAGTAATTCCTTTAACAATCGCTTCATATCCAGTAGGATTAAATGCTTTGAACTCTGAAACTGTTGCGTTTTTGATAATATCCTGTGCGTTTAATTCAGACATTTCATTGTCTCCTTTCATATTATTATTATTCATTTCTGAAACCACTGATATTGCTTTTGAAGTACCCATACCCTCTGTGCTTGGATTTGCCCAGTCTACCGACTGTAACTCTGTCATATGAATAACATCAAGGGTATCGGTATTTCTGATAACATCTGCAGATCCATTGATTGAAACTGTCATAGGATTTCCTGCAGCAATACTCTTAGGAACCCATTCCCTAAGCGGTGATGTCTTGAATAGATAAGCCTTTGCAATACATCTTATAGCACCATCTTCCAATTGCTCGGTAATAGCACCAACATAAATACATTGTGGTTCTCTAAATTCAAAACCTACCTTAGATGGGTCTGGGTGTCCAAAGAATCCCTGCACTCCAGGAATCAGCTGACAAATTTCATTGACAACATTGTTACCATAACGTCTGCGATTACCAGAAATGCCTGCACGAATTACCTCAACATTTACAAACTTTGGATCTGGATCATCAGCGGTAATCGTTTCGATGTCGATTCTAGGATCGACTGGAACATTTACCATAGTAGTCTCAGACACCATTTCACAAATCCGACTTTTTGATAACATGATATCTATTAACTGCTCTTTGGTATATTCCTTAGATTTGATTGCCATTGATTCACCACCTTCTGACCTATTATTTACATCTCAAATCGTAGAAGATTGTTATAAACCAGTAATATACTCTATTTGAAGTTAATAATATTATCTATAAGCTTGTTCCAACCATCAAGTTGCTCTGTACTCCATGGCAATATCATTACACCTTTAATAGCTTCTTGTGCTCTAGATAATAAGTCTACGTCATTATCAGCCATAGCACCTGCAACCAATTGCTTCCAGAATTTCATCTGATTGTTATACTCTTCTGACATATGACCTCTTGAATTATCCTTGGCGATATCAAAGTTGTTAATAGTATCATCAATATATTGGTTCCTTGCATTATGCATAGCATTCTGAACCTTACTACTTCTATCACCAGATAAATAATCTTCCATTGATTCATCTGTCATATATTCAGCATAATTTATACCAAGTCTATTATTTATTCTTTGATACATCATATCTCTGCTGTATATTGTGTTCAGCATGTTTGCCCTAAATAATAAGTCTCTACTAATTGGCTTATCCCATCCATCAATAAATGGAAGCCATACACACCTACATCTTGGGTGTGCAGGTAATTGTTCTGTATCATCTTCCATATCATATACCGATCCAATTCTATCCCTGCAATATTCACATGTTACTGCAGAGTATTTAAATCCATGCCAGTATTTCTTTATATTTCTACCGGACATATTCTTATATTCGATAAGTCTATTCACTGATCCAATATTATATGCCCTGCTTAATTCTGTCTGTGCTATTTCCTCTGCTTTACTCCTATTAACGTCAAGTATCTTCTCAATAGCCGCACGTACATTTGCTTTATTCGCTTTTCCTTTTAAAAAGAGGTCACCTAGTTCAGACCGTATTCTTTCAATCTTTTGATTATTATGACCTTTTAATAATTCAAATGCATGTTCTTCAATATATTTTATTGTATCCTCGTCATACTCTTGATTACCATTTTGTTCACTAAGACCTTGAGTGAATTTTCTTGTTAACTCTGTTCCTATGTCAGTTAACTCACCCATATTATCGTAAGCAGTATCATAGTATTGACCTATCTTATCTATCAACTCATGCTCACATTGTGAGAAGTATATATCATATACTCTCTGTATCGAGTTCATTAGTACCTGCATATCTAATACTTTATTAATATCAGTCTTAACACAGTTTAATACTCGTTCTATATGAGCATCTGTCAGTCTTCTTAGATTAAACTTTGTATCTTCTTCAAATTGGAGATTCTTTATATCAAACCTCTCTGCTTGTTCGATAATATAATCTATAATAAGTTTCTCTTGTTCCATAATTTACCGTCCTTTCAATAAACTGTAGAGACACAGCAACTTTGTAGCGAAGAAAGAAAACACTATACAAACTTTGAAGTTTTTCGAAAAGAAAAACATTATCATCACATTAAATAAAAGATAAGGACAAGATGTTATCACTCTTGTCCCGATCTATTCTTGTTTATATTAATCTCTTTTCTCTTCTGAATTGATTACTCTTGTTGTATCTACCCTTCTGGCATCATTTCTTCTCCTCCTATCTCTAGTACCATCATCCCCATCTTCTGGGTTGGTAATATTTGCAGCATTATTCTGTCTACTTGTAAATCTGCCGCCAAGAGCACCTGCAAAATCACTATTGTCTGCCAACTGTGCAAACATTTCTGATTCTTCAATAATCTGCTGTTTCTCAACATCCCAATTATGTCCCATATTCATACTGGCTGTTCTTCGTGAGCATAAGTTCGCACCAACTTTGAGTACATATGTCTCTGCCTTAGTCTTCTCTGACATAGTATCAATTTCTGGGAATACTAATTGACCATCATCAACTGCTGATGGATCTCCACCTGCACATGCTATTACAACCTTATGAATATCAGTGAATGCTTCTGCAAATGCATCCTGTCTATCTTGTGCAAGATGTGTAACAGAGAATGTATTTTCATCACCATTCGCTTCTGATTGGTTAAATAACATATATTCTGGGAATGACAAGCCTGCACTAATTAATCCACGCAGTATCTTATCATCAGCTGATGGCTCAACAATATTTCTTGATGGATCTAATACCTGCCACTCCTCCTGCTTGTTATGTACTGGGTTGCTACCAATAGCGAAGCCTGCAAGGTCATTAATTCTATCCTCAATAACCTGTGGATCATCAGTATCGATAGTGATATCAAATATAGGAGATCCATATAACTGATGAATTGTAAGTCTATCTCCTACAAAGTCCATATAATCCTGTACTAAATCTGATGATTGGTAGAAATCTGATGTACCGTATACTTCACCAGTAGAATTATTGAACTTAATATGACACATAATACCTTTACCTTGAACTTTGGCTGCACCTTTAAGTCCAAGTGATCTTCTAACCTTCTGTATTATACCATTATTAACACCATTTGAGAACTCAATCTCATTAAGGTAATTTTCTATTGGCATCATATCAAATTGTTCTTCATTGCCAGTCTCATCATTCTTGTATGTGATAATATATCTATTGATCTTGTTAACATCCCCTGGATCAAAATCTATATCTACCTGCCTTGATTCATAGAATGATACAAGTACATCACCAGTATCCTGCGGATATAAACCAATAAACACTTCACCATACAACTGTGCATCAGTACCAAGTGAGTTGAGTTTTCCTCTTAGTCTATTGATTCTCCAGAATCTGTCGATAATTTGCTTTGTCTTATCGTCATACACCCATTTGATACCTCTGCCAAATACAAGTGCATTAAACTGGTTGATACGATTCTGTAATAGTGGATTAGCTTTCCACAATGTCCACATATTATCATGATGTGTTTTCCGTGATGTATCATATCTATACACCACCTGTGCAGTTGTGTTGAAATGACCAGATGTTTTACCAGATTGACCTGCAATCATTTCTCGTACTGTAGATTGTATTTTCTCATGGTCATATTGCATTTTACCATCAGCACCCATTGTACCGATAATATGTTTGCCACCAAATAATATCTCAACGGAATCTGGTTTTCTGTCTGGCATTTGTGACATATTATTACTCATAATTTACCTCCTTTTATTTCTATGTCTGCTTGTCCTATTTCTAGGGGCAGCATTTGTAGCAAATTTACCATTGCTTAATGTTTGTGGAACATATATTCCAGACTTGGTTCTAGTAAACTGTTGTCTTGGATTATTGATACATGGTGCAGATCCACCTGCAGGCAAGTATTCTGCACCGCCACTTGCTATATCAGCATAAATTTTTGCATGCAAGAAGTGGTCTGGACCAGTATTAACATAGATAATGAATGCGTTACCAGATTTAGTCTCAGCTTTCTCTGCGGCTATATTAGTAAAGTGTTCGATAGCCATGTCCACCTTTTCATTTTGTAAATCATAGCCTGGGAGTGTTAGATTGGTATCAGATACCTCATCTATTACCTTATCTATTGCTTCAGATCTACCAACAGTAACAATCATTTTCTTATCATCCCATTGTATATCTGTCTTCGCAGGCGGAGTTGCATAATAGCATGCATATACTTGATTTGTTACACCAAGTTCTTTCAATTCATCCCTAAGTGAATAGAATCTAGTGATATCTGGTCCGGCATCACATACTACCTTCTTAACATATTTCTTATATTTAGATATATGCCTTGCAAGTGCCTTAGGGTGTTCTCTAGGATCTGATTGGTCGGCAATATATAAGTCAATTAGTCTATGGTGTTTATTATGAATCCATAGGTATGATTGAGCACCCCAGTCAATACCGCAATAAATTCTTTCATTGTCACCAAGTTGTCCCAACTTGAACTCATTCTTACCGCACTCTTCCATCATGGCTATTGTGATTGGTATATCGTCACCGCCATATGATTCACCAAGTACCTCGTTATAGAAACGTCTACGAGAATAGGCAGTACTATTTTTCTTCTTCATGATTTCCTCAGCTGTCAACCAACATACCATCAGCTGATTAATATGATATCCTCTGAACTCTGGTCTCTTTTGTGGATTGGTTGCCATCCACCTACCATTAGTTCTAATCAATGGTTTCCTGCAGTGAGGGCATCCATAGTACCAATCAGGTTCATCATCAAACTGTCCAGAGTCCATAATATTGTCCATTGTTAATGGTGCTTCATATCCACAATGTTCACATTTTACGAACCAATAATGTTTATCTGATGCTTCCCATTGTTGGTCAAACTGTATTCCTGGCAATTTAGGAGTACCAAGAGTTAATGTCTGCTTATATTCAGAATGAGAAGCACCTTCACCGATAACTGTTTCTACATCATCTGGGTGGTCTTGTCGCTCATCATATACTACAAAGTCTAATGATATACCTCTGGCTGCATCACCAACTGTATCCTTTCTTGATTCCCATGTACCACCAAGAATATAGAAATTGTATGGCTGTAATCCTTTAGCATCTTTCTCCTTAAGGAATTTACGCATTACCTGCTCTGAATTATGGGCATCATTCCAATTCTTGATATATTCACTGTCCATAATTGCTGATTGTAATCTCTGCTTAGCAAACTTCTGTGCCTGTGCTGCTCGTGGGAATGTGTGCAGACCAACAGTATAAGGATGTGCATCCAATTTATGAAGTAGCCAGTTCATTGAGAACTCTGACATTTCTACCTGTCTACCTTTCATAAATATAATATTTTGATATTCATCACGATATGGTTGTAATAGATAGTCTCTGTCTTTGAATGAGAATGGCTGACCTTTCAGTATTCTTCTACTCTCAATCCATGATACAGTATCTATGTCAGCCAATATATCACGCACGTCACCCTCGGTTAGAGACTGGAGTGCTTGCTCAAGTGATGTAAATATATCATTGTTTGCCGATTCCATTCCGTAGTCTGTCGATAATCGAGTACCCATCTCCTCCATCTTCTACCGCTCCTTTCAGTATATCTGTGAGTGCCATTTTTACATCAATATTAATAGTTGTTGATTTATGTTGTAATAATGATGGATCATTCTGTATCTCTGCAAATTTCTGTGCATTCAACATAGTTTCACTATATGCATTAATAGCATCCAACATAGTCTGTTGCACCATACGCATATCTTTTACACTATTAATCTGTATACCTCTAAATTTGGCATCTTCTAATAATACTACGGAATCCTCAATCAGTTCAGACAGTCTGCCGATTAGGTCTACTTTCTGAATTTTTGCTACTGATTTATTGAACTCCTCTGTCACCATTTGCTGTTTCGCTTGGAACATTGGTGTCTCTTCAATTTCCCTTTGTATGATTTCATCCCTTTTCTTACTATACTTAGTAATGCTAGCAGGTGAAATGTAATACTCATCACCGAAAGATCTTAACTGCTCAGAAATCCATTTTGGACCCTTATTCTGGTTTAACCACATATCAATTTCATTTCTATATGGACTAGTTTCGCAGGCAAGAGCATACATTCCATGATTTTCCTTTACTTCAGCCAATTGTATTCCTCCTTTCATTATCTATTGACCGCCCATTATTTTACAAGTATGATGAGGTCTTTGATTTCTTTGATAAATTGCAGACCTTGAGTATCCTTATTTATATTTTCATTAATACTATTGTGTCCGCAATATCTTCACATTGATGATAGGTATTTGCTCTTCATGTGTAAATATATATGGTATATAATATATGTTCTTCTGTTGGAATATGATGGTGTTACATAGGTATAGAGTCCTTATATATATAGTATTCTCTCATGTTAGATATATATCATAGGTAGAGGGGATTATTCCCATTCCCTCTTCTCACTACTTGACAAACCACCCTCTGATATGGTATAATGTAATTACCGAAAGGGACAGAGATTCAAGATAATAGAGCGGTGACCAATCCACCAATAACAACTGCGAGGGCAGTCAGTACAAAGAGTGTAGAAAGTGAGGATATTATGACAAGAGCAAACAGAGTATCAGTACAGACAATCGAGAATGGATATCGTGCGACATTCTACCGCACACACAAGACTATCGGACAGATAGACAGCATGGATACCACATGGCAGGCAAATGCAGATGCTAACAGCACTACCAACAGAGAGTCATTCAGAGCATGGGTATGCGAGCATAGTGCAGAATGGGATATCGAATGGGATTCCGGCAAGGCAACGCAGGCATGGAATAGGAAGTACAATACCTATATGACCTATGAGCAGGTATCAGAGGATACCACCACACTCATCACTCCTGCATTAGACAGACTAGCAGAGAAGTGCAAGTACGATATGGAGATTACAGGAATAGAGGTAACAGCAGTATCTCCAGTGGACACAGACCTCACATATGTAGAGGATGGCAGATACACCAAGTCTGGGGCATGGTGCATGGCACAGATAGAGGTATCCATCACAGTAGAGATTGCAGGGCAGACAATGGATATGGTATATATGGTCAATATGAAGAGTGGGCAGATATGCAAGCCTAAGACTACCATCGCTGAATGGAATGAGTTGGTAGGCAAGGAGTTGGAGCTGAATGGGATTATCATAGAGCAGGAATCTGATAGCAAGACAGCATAGTGAGATATAGGTGGTATTGGATGTAGCAGGGTTCGATTCCCTGCACCACCAATCAGGCAGGATTATTGTCCGCCTAGAATGTGAATGAAAGGAGTATCAGATTATGAGAATGTATGCAATCTATGATAAGGAGTATGGATATATAGGTACTACCGAGTTGGATATAGTAGAAGTACGAGCATTAGAGAGTGATGATAGTCTAATAGTTATCCCAGTTTAGGGAATATCGCATCATGAATACTTATCGATAGAGAGGAGTAGCCGTAGTCCACTACTGATCGGTCCTGACATCACAGTGCTGAATATATGGGATATGGTAGGTACAAAGGTATCAGAGCAGGACTGAGGGTTCAATAGGGATCGGATATCTTCAATCAAAGCAGGATAAGACTCAAATGATACTGACAAATACAATCCATAGGGATCGGGATTTCTAAGGAGTGGTGGATATCCACTCAAAGGAAATAGAAGAAATAATGAAATGATACTGCCACAGTAAATCTGGACCGAATAGAGGGAGTAGTAACTTGACAACCTGCGGTCTGATGTGATATAATAGAATCGAAAGGAGAGATAGGATATGATGACATTAAGACAGATAGTTGAATGGGCAACTGGAAATGGAGTATCATTGGATACAGAGGCTCTGCCACTTGGTGCAGAAATCAAATATATTGGTGCAACAAATGATGGCAGAATAGTAATAGATGAATGCGATGTCACATATTATGGTGACTGGATGGTACAACCGCAGGAAGTATAGAAAGGAGAGATAGGATATGGAAGAAATCTTCAAGGAAATGATGGATAAATATCAAGGAATCCGTAGGAATGGAAAGATACTGGTTGATATTCAGGTTCCGCAGGTAAATTCTCGCATCATGAATATCAAAGCGGAAGATGGTACAGTCTGGTACTGCAGGATGATGGATGGCAAGGTATATGACCTAATAAATATGGACACTCTAGAGAAGATGCCAAGAATATGTGAATATAAAGAGGAGGACTAGCGGACATGAAATATCTGATATTCTTGTTATTGGTTGGATTAGTTAGTGGAAAGGTTAAATAGGTGGCAGGTATGATGAAGAAGATATTAGTAGGATTACTAGCAGGATTGGTGGCAATATCAATCCCTGCGACAAGTACAACAGAATCTATTGAATGCAGTAACATCCCTACCTACTCAATTACCACTATGGTAGTAGAAGTAGATTATGAATCTGATATAGTCACAGTAGTGGATTTCAACAGAAACTACTGGCAGTTCGCAGGATGTGAGGACTGGTTTGAAGGAGATATCTGCACATGCACAATAGATGCAAATGGCACAGAAATTATCTATGACGATGAGATAATCAATACCAGATACTTTGGATGGGTTGAAGGGTGGTCAGAAATAGGAAGAGAGGAGATTTGTGACTAATGAAATATAAGGGTACAAGAGAGTTTAAGGAGTATTTGAAGTGCAATGAGAGAGGTAGAATAGGTGATGTGAAGGTACTTCTCACAGATAAGGGATGGGTGGTACTCAAGCAGGAGACAGATATCAACAAGAAGTTATTCATCTGCAAGAAACTGGATATAGTTTTGGATTGGATGGTGAATGAGGAAATATTGGATGAAACCAGATTCAGACTAACCTCATATCAGAAAGATATCCTGCGACAGAGAATATGGGAATTCATAGGAACTGCAATATTGGGTGGCATATCAATGGGTATAATGTTCGGAATATTTATTGCTTGGTTTCTAGGATTCTAGGTCGGATGGTAAATGGTGGCTACGGTCACTGGCAGGGTTCAATTCCCTGCACGACCATTAGGTGGTTAATTGTCAAATCACCATTTATCACACAGATCGATAAATACTACTTGACAGAGGTAGGTCTGATGTGGTATAATGTAATTACAATAAAGCCAATGCTGACAGAGATTCAGTGGAAAGGAGATTATTATGGCAAAGATTTATGACAAGGCAGGTAATAAGATGGGATTGCAGGCAATCTGCACAGAATTGGTGGAACTCACAACTCCCGATCAGAGGAAGGTACTGGCGGATGCAATCGCTAAGTATGAGTTTGACAACTCACAGATGAAACTGGCACATGGAATCCTTGATAGCTACAGACTTATCGAGAGTACATCGGAGCAGGGACAGAGAGTAAGGAAATTGATGGACAATATCATGACAAAGTATCAGAAGAGCACTCCTGCAGGTGCTGATGACCAGTTAATCTACAGAAATTGCATCAATGACTTAAGCAAGTAATCTTAATGGTGGATGGATACACATCGTAAGGTGTGGCAGGGTTCAATTCCCTGCACCACCAATCGCCAATAGGCAGAATATTAATGAAAGGAGAGGATTAATATGCCAACTGGTATTGGTCAGATTATCGCAAATAATCCGCAACTGCAAGAGTTTGCAGAAAGATGCCTGTCACAAGTATTCGATCTGTGCAGATATGGAGATTTGATGGCGGATGATATTTGCGAAGATATGGGTATTACAGAAGAGGAATTGTATTGGATGTTCGAACAACTCGGATATTCTAGAGAGGAGGAATAGTATGGGCAAGACAAGTGTTGCACAGATACTCGTTACCAGAGATAGAATCTCAATGGAAGATGCAATGATTAGAGTAAATGAATGCGTAAGGAGATTGCAGGTTGAAGCGGTTCCAACTGGAGATTATGAAGCGGCTACAGATATCATCGCTGATGAACTCGGACTTGAACCAGATTACATGATGGATTTACTGTAGGAAGGAGTGGTAGCATGATTTATTTCTATGGTAGTAGTAACAATAAGAATGATGATAAAGGTCAGCTGATATTATCAGTTATAATCATCGTGGTACTGGTATTATTCTTTAAGTGGTTATTCTAACAACCATTCCAACACCACATCAGAGAATATTACTTGACAGAGGTAGGTCTGATGTGGTATAATGTAATTACAATA